CTATATGACCAACCAAATAACGCCCAATTACATCAAGGAGAATTTGATAATGGCACAAACAAAGAAGAAACTGACTTTTAGCACCGCTAAAGGAACTGCATTGTATCCGTGGTTAAACAAGCCTGACACGGCTTTTGATGCCAACGGTAAGTACAAGGTAAGTTTGCGAATAGCAGCAGCGGATGCAAAACCGTTGATGAACGACATTAAAGCCGCAGCAGATAGCCACTTTGGCGATAAAGCTGCCCAAGCCAAAATGCCGTTCAAAACGGATGACGAGACTGGTGACGTGATTTTCACCACCAAAAGCAATTACCAACCAAAATTCATGGACAGCACTGGTGCAGCCATCAGTGAGAATAACGTGCCACAGATTTATGGTGGGTCAACGCTGAAGGCAGCAGGAACAATGTTCCAATATAATGCCGGTGGTTCAATTGGTGTTTCGTTGCAGTTGGCTGGTATCCAGATTGTTGAACTGGCAAATGCGACCAATGACGGTGTTCATTTTGAACCTGTTAAAGATGGCTTCGTGGCTGCCAATGACAACAACGAAGAAAGCGCAGCGTACAATTTCTAAGCGCAGACGCCACGCCATAGCCAATGGCTACAGGAGTGGTCTGGAAGAAACGCTTTCACGCCAGATAGCAGATGCTGGATTACCAGTTCGCTACGAGACACAGAAAATCGAATATGTCTGGCCTGAACGAACATCCAAATACACGCCTGATTTTGTCCTGCCATCGAAAAATGGCGGGATTTTCTTTGTTGAGGGAAAGGGCCGCTGGACAGTTGAAGATCGGCACAAGCATTTGCTTATCCGGCAGCAGCACCCTGACCTCGACATCCGGTTCGTGTTCTCAAACCAAAATGCGCCTTTGTACAAGGGTTCGCCTAATCGCTACTGCGACTGGTGCGACAAGCATGGGTTTGCTTATGCGAACAAAACAATCCCAGACGAATGGTTACAGGAAGGAGCAAATGACAATGAGCCAATACCATAAGATTTTGAACCACCTCATTGATGTCGGCAGCATTTCGTTTGTCGAAGCAAATGACCTTTACAGGGTCAGGTCGCTTCCACGGCGCATTGCCGACTTACGAGAAAATGGTTTCCAAATCAAAAGCGAATGGAAGAAGGACAGGCTGGGTCAGCGTTACGTCCGGTACACCCTGACTGATGCAATGCCACCACCGTTAGCTAGCGAAATGCCCAGCTAACATTGAGAAAGGAGATCAACGATGACTGTGCCTGAAACACAATCGAACTTTGTTAAACACACACCCTGCCCAAATTGTGGCAGCCAAGACGCAAATGCGGAGTACGATGATGGGCATAGTTTCTGTTTCAGCTGTGAGACGCACACGCAAGCCGAAAAACACGGAAGCGTTGCGTCTCCAGCAACCTCAACATCGACAAAAAATCATTCCGAACAAGAAAAAGCATTACTCACGGGCGAAGCTAAAGCTATCCCGGCTAGAGGATTGACGGAAGAAACGTGTCGAAAATACGGATACTTCACTGGCTCCTATCAAGGACAGCCAGTGCAAGTAGCCACTTATCGAGATAAAAACGGTAAGCCAACGGCACAGAAACTGCGCTTCAAAGACAAACGATTTCAAATTGTCGGCAATGCCAAAGCAATGACATTGTTCGGCTCACACTTGTGGGGCAAAAAAGCCGCCAAAGTAACAATCACAGAAGGTGAATTAGACTGCCTGTCAGTCTCACAGGTGCAGGGTAACAAGTGGCCTGTGTTAAGCCTTCCAAACGGCGCACCTTCAGCTGTAAGGGCGATCAAAGCAAATCTCGAATATCTGACCAATACGTTCACTGAAATTGTGCTGATGTTTGATCAGGATGAAGCAGGACAGAAGGCAGCGCAGGAAGTTGCTGAGATATTGCCTGTTGGAACAGTCAAGATTGCACACCTACCTTGCAAAGATGCAAACCAGTGTTTGCTCGAAGGTAAGGCTGACGAAATCATTTCCGCAATCTGGCAAGCTAAAGCCTATCGTCCTGACGGTATTGTGACGGCAACTGACTACCGTGACATCATTTGTGTAGACGATACAGCCTCATCAATCAGTTACCCTTACTCGATGCTTAACGATAAGCTGTTAGGTATCCGAAAAGAGTTGGTCACGATATTAGCGGGTTCTGGTGTCGGTAAAACCACGTTTGTGCGTGAACTGGCACACCACCTTCATATCAATGGGCAAACTGTAGGGTTGCTTATGCTAGAGGAAAACGTCAAGCGCACTTTGCTTGGCCTGACTGGCATCCATATGTCCAAGAACATCACCATTGATCGGTCACTCGCCACAGATGAAGAAATCTTGGAAGCGTTTGACGATATGAACGGCCCAGACAAGCCCAAGATACATTTGTATGAGGGTTTTGGTTCAAACGATATTGACCATATTTGCAACAAAATACGCTATTTGGTCACTAATTTGGGGTGTAAATACATCTTTTTGGATCATATCAGCATATTGGTGTCGGCAATGGAAGGCGATGAACGGCGTATGCTGGATCAAGCTTGCACCAAGTTTCGGACACTCGTGTCTGAACTTGATTTTGGCCTGTTCATGGTGTCGCACTTACGCAGACCAGATGGCGATAGAGGCCATGAGGCAGGGGCAGCTGTAAGGCTTTCACAGGCCAGAGGCAGTCATGCCATTGCCCAGCTATCAGATGCTTGCATTGCGATGCAAGTAGACCCTGAAGACCCAGATAACGACATCAGATTATTACGCATTTTGAAAAACAGGTTCACTGGCGAAACCGGTGATGCTGGAACAATGGTCTATGACCGTGAAACCGGTCGCCTTCTTGAAGAAGAATTAGCGGCCTTAATGCAACCTCAAGATGAGGAAGAGGAGAGTGAAGAACATGATAGCAATGAAACAGATGACCTTACCGTTCACTGAGTTTGAGACAGCAGCGGTCAATGACAATCAACCACCAATCAACAAGCTAGAGGCTGAATGGCGTGAGTTTCATGCGAAACATCCCGAAGTGTATGAATTGGTGAAGAAGTACACATACGAGTTGATAGCAAACGGTTTTCAACATTACGGATTGATGTCAGTTATCCAGCGTATACGTTGGCATACTGATTTAGAAACATCCGGTGACACATTCAAAATAAACAATAATCATGCACCATACTATGCACGGTTATTTCATGCTGACCACCCAAAGCACGATGGTTTTTTCCGTACACGCTCAGTAATAGGAGAATAGCACATGATGGAATTGCTGCCCGAAAATGAATACCTTGACGAGGAGTGCGCTTACTTCGCAGATGCCTTTGATACTTATCAAGAGCAGTGCGCCAGTGAGTTTGCGTTTTATCCGGGAATGTTGATTTACCCGGCAATGGGTCTGGCTGGTGAAGCTGGCGAGGTTGTTGAGAAGGTCAAAAAACTGGTTCGTGATGACGAAATGCCCCTCGATGAAAATTTCGATACTGGCGTACTTGATCCAGAAAAACGCTTGGCAATCGCTTTAGAATTGGGAGACGTATTATTTTATGTCGCCATGATTGCTGATGACATTGATTACACGCTTGGCGAAATTGCTGAGATGAACATTCAAAAACTGGCTGACCGCAAAGAACGTGGTCACCTTAGAGGAAGCGGCGACAACCGTTGAAGCTAGGCTTTGACCTTGAAAGTAACGGCTTCCTAGACCAACTCACAAAAATACACTGCATAGCGATAATGGACTTTGACACTGGTCAACGCTGGGTTTACGGCCCAGATGCGATTGACCAAGCTGTCCAGCATTTGTCGCAAGCGTCTGAACTGATTGCCCATAACGGCATCTGTTTTGACATTCCCGCCATCCAAAAACTGTACCCAGACTTCAGCACCGATGGGATCATTGTGACTGACACATTGGTCTTGTCGAGGCTGATATGGGGCAACCTAAAGCAAGACGATTACGAACAAGGCCGGGCTATTGAAGCCTTTCCACGGCGTTTACATGGTTCGCACTCGCTCAAGGCTTGGGGCTTACGGTTAAACGTACTGAAAGGTGATTTCAGCAACGCTGACACCGATTGGTCTGAATGGTCTCAGGAAATGCAGAATTATTGTGAGGCTGACGTTACTGTTCTCCACGCACTTTGGCAGCACTTGCAGCCGGGTAAGTGGTCACAGAAAGCCATCCGATTTGAACACTCAATAGCTGAGATATGCCACAGGATCGGCACAGCAGGATGGACATTTGATACCAACAAAGCAGCACAACTTTACGCACAGCTTGCGTTGGAGCGTTCAACATTAGGTGAGGAACTACAATCGCTGTTTCCGGCTTGGACGCTGGAAGACGAGTTCATACCAAAGGTTAACAACAAGAAACTGGGTTACGTTAAAGGCGAACCCTTCATTAAATACCGTGAGGTGCAGTTTAATCCAAACAGCCGTAAGCACATTGAATATTGCTTGCGTCAGAAATATGGTTGGAAGCCGACTGAATTTACACCAAGCGGTGACGCAAAGATTGATGAAACCACACTAAGCGGTTTGCATTATCCAGAGGCAAAAGCCCTAGCACGATCATTCATGCTGCAAAAGCGGCTGGGTCAGGTAGCAGAAGGCAACAACGCTTGGATGAAATTGGTGAGTGCTGATGGTAAGCTACGCCATACAATCAATCCGCTAGGCACGGTCACAGGTCGTGCAGCCAGCTTTGGCCCCAACTTACAACAAGTACCAGCCACTGGTGCTGCATTTGGCAAAGAGTGCAGGGAACTGTTCACTGTGCCACCGGGATTTTCACTGGTTGGTGCTGACTTATCGTCAATCGAATTACGCTGTTTCGCCCACTTTCTGCCTGATGGCGGCGAGTATGGGCGTGAGTTGCTCAACGGTGACATCCACCAAATCAATGCCGACAGGTTAGGAATTAGTCGCAGCCATATGAAGGTGGTTCAATATGCCACGCTGTATGGTTCGGGAGATGCCCGACTGGGCGAAATACTAGGGAAAAGCACAAAAGAAGGTAAGGCAATCAAAGAAGCCTACTTCAAGGCTGTGCCAGCTTTCCCAACCCTCCTGCGCCAAATCAAACAGGTGGTTAAACAACGTGGTCATCTACTTGGCCTCGATGGGCGGCAGCTGCCGGTTCGTAGTGAACACGCAGCACTCAATGTTTTGCTCCAGTCAGCTGGTGCGCTTATCGCCAAGAAATGGGTGCAGCTGATTGACCAAGAAATCCAAAGACAACAACTCGATGCCACCATCATCGCATGGGTGCATGACGAGGTACAAATTCAAGTGAAAGGAGACGCTGATCATGTCGGTAATCTCACTAGACGAATGGCGGAAGAAGCAGGAAGACATTTCGGCTTCAAACTCCCAATCGCCGCAGAATACCAAGTCGGACGAAGCTGGGCAGACACCCACTGATGAACAAGAAATGCTGATGATGGCTGAAATTTACTCAGTTTTGCTTCAGGCCAAGCAATTTCCGTTCACCACCAAAAGTGATTTTGCAAGGAAAGCGGCCACTCCAATTGCCTTGTGCGCCACTGAGGGGCTGATTTCAACGCAGCTGGGAGAAAATACATTCACCAATCGTTGGATGGTCACAGCCGAAGGGCTGGGCTGGATGGAGGGGTTTGAAGATGCTTTTAGCCCTCGACACTGACATCCTTATGTACAAAGCAGCGTCAGCTGCTGAACAAGAAGTGGACTGGGGTGACGATCTTTGGT